TGCTGAATCTTCTAGGCATTACAGCCGTCAGGGTGAAATTGTCACATCATTTAAAGAACCATCTAATATGATTGATATTTGCCCCGATTGCAGTGAGCTTAAGGAGACCTGTTCTTGCGATTTCACCCCACACTATGGTGAACGTATTGCCCAAATTCTTCAAAGTAAAGCCTCCGAAGTTAGCATGTCTTTTAAGAAAAGTAGATGCAATTTGGAGACTCGAGTTGAAGACCTAGCGGTTGATTCCCTTTTGGAAGGATACCGCTGTTTTTCGGAGTCACCATACTCCAAGTGGACTAATTGGATTCCTGAATCTATGATGGATAACAATTATGTACGTTCACTCGTAATCTGGTCTGGCCGAGATATTATAGGTCAGCGTGTCAAAACTTACTGGCACAACTTGGCATTGATGTCTTGCTTCGGAACTTACCTAGCTTCCAAAATTAGTAATAGACTAACTGTGCCAACTGCTTTATTCTGCCTTGCCCAATCTCTTTTGGTTGGCTCTGCAGTTATTGAAGCAAAGAAAAATGCCTATTTTGACGAACTTGTTGACAATAGGGCGTGCCTCAATGAAACTTTTGTTTCCGCTCGAGACAAGCATGTACAATATGCTTGTGGGGCATTCGCCGGATTAGCTGTTCTATATAGTGCAGTGAAAGTAGTTAAAGCACTTCGTGCATCCCTGACTGTTCAGGGATCACTTGTGCCTGCTACTGTAGCTGACATACAAGAACGTGATGCTAAAACTAATCCTTGGGTATCCACACCAGATACCAAACTAATTGTTCCTGGAGCTCCTTCTACTTTGGAGGAGGCAGATAATTGTTATCGCAAATCTGCTTGTCAAATCGCCATTGGTACTAAATGTTCTGGCGCATTCTTTCTCCAATCGAATGTTGCCCTAATTCCTCACCATTTTCTACCTGCTGAACCCACGCAGGCTACTATTTTTTATGGTACACGAGAAATTAAGTTCATTATCAATCCCAAACAGACAGTCAGAGTAGGCACTCTTGATTTGGTCCTAGTATATGTTCCTAATACTGGACCCCTGTCTAATAATATTACAAAATTTTGTTCCGGACACGCTAAACAACCCTTAGTATGTACTATGTTCGGACTCCGTAATAATCGCACTCATTTTAAGACGCGCGTTATGTGGCAATTTGCTTCGGCTGTTACCAATGGCCATGCGTTTTTCAATGGATCTAACTACTACCTTCAAGGCATGAATACCTTTGAAGGTCAATGTATGTCCATTATTGTGCGAGATGGACCTAGGAAGCCCATTATTGGTTTCCACATTGGAGGAAAAGCAGGAACACCACGTGGATGTGGTATGACTGTTCTTGACTGTGAATTGAAACTTTCATTGTTTGAACTGGAAAAACTTAACTCCACGTTTGTTTTGGGCCCTCAAGCTCGTGATATTGAGGACAAATTTGCCGGCAAAACTATTGCCATTTCCAAGCATGTGCACCCTAAGTGTGCTGTTAACTTTTTGGAAAAGCACGCATCTATTGAAATTTATGGATCCGTTGCAGGCAAATGCACTTACACCTCTCAGGTTGCACCAACGTCAATTTCTGATATAGTCACAGACGTTACAGGTGTACCAAATACTTGGGGACCACCCCAAATTAATCCCAAGGTTACCTGTTCAGACGGAGTTGTCCGTGGTCAATCTTGGAAGCCATGGTCTGCCACCATGCAATCTGCGGCTTATCCCAGTACGGGATTTGATCCTGCCTCTGTCCTCGAAGCTAAGGAAGATTATCTCTTTCAACTTAAAGAGACTTTTGATTCCTTGCAGGAATTTTGGCAAAAGGACATGCATCCCATGACAGATGCCGCAATTGTCTCAGGTGAGGATGGCAAAAAATTTATCGACTCCATGAAAACCAGCACCTCTATGGGTTATGGAATTAGTGGTAAAAAGGATAAGTACCTCATTGATCTGCCACCAACAGAACTCAATGCTTGCCCTAGAACTTTCACTCCCGAAATTTGGGATATGGTAAGTGTGGCAGAGGAACACCTTGATAATAATTCGTCTTTAAATTGCATTTTTGGTTCATCCCTGAAAGATGAACCAACCAAAATCACAAAGGATAAGGTGCGTGTATTCCAAGCCGCGCCTATTGTACTTCAGATATTGATTCGCAAGTATTTCCTCCCAATCGCTAGATTTCTTTCAATGAACCCACTCATTTCCGAATGTGCTGTGGGTATTAATAGTCATGGTCCTGAGTGGCACGAACTTTCTAAGTTTATGTCTGCTTGGGGTGATGATCGTATCATTGCAGGAGATTACAAAAAATACGATTTACGTATGCCAGCCCAACTCACTTTGACGGCATTTTCTGTCCTTATGGACATTGCCAAGTGGACTGGTAATTATTCGTCCAATGATCTGAATCGTATGAAGGTTATTTCACATGAGGTTTGTACTCCTCTTGTTGCTTATAATGGTACCCTAGTCCGTTTTATGGGAACCAATCCTTCTGGACAAAACATGACAGTATACATCAATAGTATTGTCAACTCTCTTCTACATAGGTTAGCATGGTTTGATGCTTATGACGAGTCAGAACGCGTTAAGATGGGCAGGGATTTAGGCTTAGGCCGTCCTGCTACTCTGCGTGATACTTGTAATGTAATGACTTATGGTGATGATGCAAAGGGATCTGTTCATCCCGATTATGATTTGTTTAATCACAAGCAAATGGCTGCATTTCTTGGAAAATACGATATTCAGTTCACAATGCCCGATAAGGTATCTGAACCTGTTCCATTTATGAATCGTAATGCTGCCGATTTTCTGAAGAGAAAAGATCGTTTCGAACCAGCTCTAGGTGTCACTGTTGGCATGTTAGAGGAAGCGAGTATCTTTAAATCTCTCCATTCTGTCATCAAATCTGATGCTGTTACCTCTGATGAAGTTTCAGCTATGAATATTGGCGGAGCTCTACGAGAATGGTTTGCGCATGGGCGCGACATTTATGAACATCGTAGGGAGCAAATGAAAACTATTGCACATCGGGCTAACTTACCCGTTGATGGGATCGAATTGTCTTTTGACGATCGCATCAAGCAATGGCAGGATAAGTATGGAGACTTTACACCACAATCTGGAACTTTGGAAACCACCGAAGTATCCATCCCAGAAACCGTCTCAGAAGTGAGTGATGTAACCTCCCC